CCCTGATAGGATTGACCCTTTCTTCTTTATAGTAGGTCTTATGTTCAAGCCCATATTCTTTAGCTCTGATATAAGACGAGGTTCTGCTGAGTCACAAATAATTAAATCTGTGCCACATTCTTTTTTATTCCTGTAAGCAATATCAGAAGTAGATAGGTTTGTCTTTCCGTATATCTGCTTCACATAAACACTTCTAGTATCTTTATCTACTGATACCTTTACTAAACTCGTAATGTCTGTAGAGAACCCAAAATCCTGTCCATAGCACATAAGCTCAGTCTGTACAAAGTGTCCTACCTTCCAATTAGTAATTATAGTACCCTCTGCTTTGTTTAACCAGCCACCAAGTATCTGGTGCTCGAACTTAACGATATCACGCCTTTTAAGGTCGTATAACTGCTCTAAATAACTTTTAGATAGGTTATCCTTATTATCCTCGAAAGTCGTGTGTATGTACGTTACATCGCCTTTAGAGCCATTTGTACCAGCTTTTACGTTAGGATACATAAAGAACCTCTGGTATATCCAATGCTCTTTAGTTGTTGGATTAAGTATCAGTACAACCCTGTTCGACTTAGTGTTAGAACGTATAGAGAAGTCAATCTTACTAAAGGTGTCCTCATCTACAAGCTCTTCTGCCTCATCCAATACAAAGGTAGTAACGCCACTAAGAGACTTCAGGGCGGCTGTTTGGTTACCAGATGATGTCCTGATACCTTTAAACATAATTGAGCTTCCTGTGGTTAGATTTATGATTTCATCCTTTGTGATTCTGAAATCATTCTCAACACCCATCAGTTCAATCTTCTCAATGAACTCTGGAATAATAGATGCTGCTGCTGAGGTTAATGTGAAACGAGTAAACAACACTTTATGTCCTGACTCGTATGTTAGGTTAAGTAAGAATACATTTACACCAAATGACTTACCAGAACCACGACCCCCTGTAACAACAAAATACCTCGATTTATCAGTAAAAAGAGGTACATACTTGTCGTTTAGCTGTATAGAGTTTTTCATTCTTCTTGGTCTATGTCAATAGTATTGTCAATCTGAGGCTGCTGATTATTCATAACAAAGTTAATTGTAGGTGCTGACTTTGTTTTTCTTTTACTGTCCGCATTGATGCTATCAGATGGCTTGCCGTATGCATATTCCATAAGCAACTTCATCTGGTTAAAGTTAGTCTTAGCGAGTTCTGCCATGTGTTTAAACGCATCCTTCTCACTACCAAAAACCTCTTTCATAGCTGAAACAGCATAAGAAGCAATACGCTCTTTCTTTGCTTTTGTGTTTCTAGCTGGTTTAACCATCTTATCTTTAGTAGATATAGGCTTAGGAGCTAACCTCTTATTATACTTTCTTCCATCATTCTTAGATGTCTCTTCTGATTTCTTATGTCTGCTCATAATATTATAACAATTTATTTACTGTTTTGTTTATTGTAGAGCTTTATGTAAACATCCTCAACTGCCTTGTGTATAGTCCTTTTACTGTGCGTCTCAGTAAGCAAGGCTTTTTGATGAGCCTTGCAAACTTCGACTTGGTAGGTTAGGTTATCTTTTGTAATGGGATATATTCTATAACCCTCCTTAAAACACCATTTAATTATATCCTGAGACAGCATACTATTCTTCTTCGTCCTTGTTGTATCCTGTCTTATCTTGGATAACTTTAATCTCTCCCTCAATCTTTTTTGTGAGGATAAACAACTGAGAAACTACCTTCTCTAGTCTACCTATTCTTTGTGCTTGTGTTAATTTCTTTAGTCTCATATTATTGTAAAAATGGATTCTTAACTCTTCTCTCTATCTTTGCTCCTTCAACAGCTATAGGTTTTTTTCTCATAACTCTTGACTTAACAAGTCTTTCAAATGGGGCTAGCCTAGTATCTACAAACTCAATTTTAGTTTCAAAGTCCCAGCTATCTACCTTCTTGATTATATCTTCAGATAGTGAAGTAGGTTTAGCCTCTAAAACTGATATCTTTCTCTCCAGCTCTTTTATTTTAGCTTTGTACTCTAATTCTTTTCCCTCTAAAATAACAACGCTCTCTACATTAGACTCGTCTTTCTCAATCTCACAGTAATCCTCTAATATGCTATTGTATATTTTATTATCATAGTCTTCAACAGAATAAAATGTATTGTTGTGGTATAAAGCTGAGCAATGATTCACACCTATAGTATTACCTATATCCTGAAAAGTATAGTTCATAAGCCTACCAAGTTTACAGAATACCTTTCTAGCATAAACAACCTTTCGCTTTCTGGTTTGACCAGAAATCTCAAAGCCATACCTCCTCTCTACTTCTTGTTTTAATTGTTCTAATGTCATATTATTATATTATAGCGTTATCTAGTTGTTGTATAAGGTGTCGTATCTCACTACGTTCAAACTTACCATTTATCTCTGCGTTGTAAGTCTTAAACGATAAATGATACATATCTTTTTCTGTATCTCCTTTTTTCTCTGTCTTTCCTAAGTAATCAATCTTTAAATCTAGTTTCATATTTATGTATTTATTATTATATTTCTTTATCTAATTCCGCTAAAACACTTTGCATTGTATTATTCTTTGCAAAGTTTATAGCTTGTCTTATTCCATCACATTGCTCATACAAATCATCATCCTCAAACTCAGATACAATATACTCAAGCTCATCTAATGTCTCTCCCTGAGATATACTGTATAATGCTAAAAGGTAATAAGAGTAAACTATGTCCTGTTGCTCTTCACTATACATCTATTCTTAACTTAAGTAGGTTATAGGACTGAATATACTTCTCTCTAGCCTTAGACTTGTAGTGTTCCTTGTAAACACCGTAAACAGCCTTTGTCATTTGGTATTTAGTAGTCAGGTCAGACAATAACTTGTCGGCATAAACCTTTCCCTTTCCATTACATACACTTATATTGTCTGCTGAGTCCCCAACTATCATTTGTGTGTAAAAGTTCCTTAAAGCTTCTATTTTGGATACTTCAATCAATGTATTCTTGTTGTAGTTGTATATTTTAGCTGGAAACTGCAAATAATCCTTGTCTATAGCCACAATAACAGGATTTTCGCCATGTTTAAGGCTATTATACCATATTTTAGCAACTAAATCATCAGTTTCGATACCATAACTGAACTGAGACTGCCAATCTTCCTTACAATACTGATGCAAGTCCTCTAATAAAGGTGGTCTATCTACTTTTTTACGATTTGCCTTGTAATTAGCATCAATAAACAACCTAAAATTGCCTTTTGAACCACTACAGACAACTAAACTAGCAATATCATAGCCTAAATCCTGTAAATTGTTCAAAGAATCGTTTATTTTGGCATCTAGCTTAACTTTTGCCTCTTCTAAGTCATCAGAAGTAGAAGCACAAGCATAAATCATACTGTCGGCATCTAAAATAGCTTTAATTTCCATAGTTACTTATTTATTATACAAATATAAACAAAATAATTAACAAAACCTAATCTTTTTTGTTGTATTCACTCAATGGTGCTTGACCAGACTGTTCTAACTCCTTCTGTAGGTTCGCTAAGGCTCTCCAAGCCACTTTTGCGCTATGTCTGATGCCATCTGAGTCCATAGTACCAGCTTCTATTAAATGTCTCGTTAGAGCGTCTAATTCGTCTCCAGACTTGCTTCTATCCCAATGCAAAGGCTTATCAGGATGGTGTTGTTCGTTTCCAGCCCAAGAAGTCCTAGAGACTTCTCTAATGGCATCTGGGAAGTATTGTAATACACCACTAAATACTGGCATATTCTTTCTGTCATCTATAATATAAGCCGATTCAGTTCCGCTTATTACATCGTGTGTTACTGTCATTGTCCACATATTTAAAATAATTCATTTATAGGCAATAGAATACCTTTTGAGGTATTGCTATCGCCACCTAACTTATCTCTGCTTGTACCTAAATACTTTCTACATCTATACTTCAATAATTCTGATGGTATTATGTGAAAGGTGTCTAAGATACAAAAACAATAGTAGTCGGCTTCGCTAGTGCTTATGCCACTAGCTTTGCCTCTACTTTCATACTCAATAAATACATTACCTGTCTCAGTAGCTCTAAGGTCGTACTTAACCTCAATAGTCTTACCAGAGAATATGTTGGCAAGTTCTTGTTCCTTAACTTG